TCAAGCCCCATAGGTGTGTTCTACATTTCTCCGAAGCAATGCCTGGAACGGACTAGGGCCGGTCTGGTGAGTGTTCTCGGTGTTCTGCGGGGCGTTCTTGGAAAACGGGGGGTTTGGCACGGGTAAGTGGTTGATTCGTAAGGAGAAATTGGTGGGGGTGGAGAATGTTCGCAAAAAAAAAATGAATTCTTAAGCCGTATAGGGGGTAAACCCTCGGAACGGGGTAGTTTGACTACGCTGGAGCGCCTGTTCCGTGCCGGGCTAAGGGTTTACCCGGCTTTGGGAAGTGAAGTCTCTTTCTAGAGAAAATCATAGAACAGACAGGACAAGCGGAACGCGCCCGGCCGGACGCCCCCTGCCCACTCCCCCGCGCCCCTTGCCCGGGTTGACCCCTATACGCTATGCGCGGTCGTACACTACGATGCTTGGAACACACCTGACCACCATGACCATCAACGCCCACCGCGCCACCTTCCATCCGAGCGAAGCCGCTGCCCACGATGCCGCCGAAGCATGGATCGCCCGCAACGCCCTACGCGGGGCCTGTAGCGGCCCCAGGATCGTCGAACGCGACCCGCAGCTAGTTGGGATGCTGGGCGCCCTCACTGCGCGCTCTACGGTCGGCGCTGTGACCCTGCGACGCACGTACCCAGACGTTGACCCCCATACCCCCGTGCGCGTGCTCGAATGTCGGTGTCTCACGTATACGCCCGCAGGCAAGCCCGCCGAGCACGTCGCCCGCTTCGCGTTTCCGTTATACGATGTATAACAGGCGTTCTTACTCAGGTATGCGCGGACCGGGTGTCGGCGCGGGTGCGCCGCAGGTTTGTTATACGATGTATAACAAGGTTTAGTCGCGTCGCGTTTTTGTGCGGGGTGTTTTCGCGTCGTTTGGCGCGGTTGCGCGCGGCGCGTGGGGGTGCGGGGCTGTGCGTTGCTGGTGCGCGCCACTCTTGACATCCGGTCCCGTGCGGACACAAAAAAGCCCACGATGCGCGTGCATCGTGGGCATAAAAAAAGCCCGGCTTTCGCCGGGCTTTGTGTCAAATCTCTTCTCCCTTTTCCGGGGGGGCTTCCCATTTCGGCTGCCCTCGCAGCCGGTCCAACTTTTCCCGATCCTTTCGCAGACCCTCTCGGGCCTGTTCGAGCCGGGCAGCCGCCCGGCGTTCCTTCTCCTGCGCTTGCAGGATGCGAAGCTCTGCGCGTATCTGCGCGCGCTCCGCTTTGATCCGCTTCAATTCCTCACTCGGTGCCGCATGCGCGGCACTGGCGAGGGTGATGGCGAGGATAAGAATAGCTTTCATTTCTCTATCTCCAGTTACCGGGGCCGAAGCCCCGGGGGTTGATGTCACGCCCTCTGGCGCTTGAGGATGGCCAGCGCCCCGGCAATATGGTCCCTGAATGCGTCAATATCGGACGCGGAAACGAGTTTCGGTGCCGTGGACATAAGGCTTTGAAGCATTACGATCGGGTCCGTGCCCCCGGGCTGCGCCCCTTCTTCCTTCCTTTCCTTCTTTGGCTCCCGCGCCTTCTCTACCCCGTGGGCCTTATCCAGATGATGACGCATCCGGGACATCATCGTCCCGTCGACCAGTTGCATGTACGTGCGCCGTTGAGTCTTAAGCACGTCGTCATCAATGTCCTTCAACTCCTCCTTCGTCAAGGCGAGCAGGCTCGCCACTGTCCACGAACCGCCACCTTTCGGGGCGGTTTCGAATTTGATCGCCTTCTTCGATGCGCTCACCCCTTGCACGATAGCCGTGCGAATCTGCTCGAACACCTCCGCGTTATACGCGGGGTTCGGGGCTTTCTCCGTCCCCCGTGTGAGCATCCCGCTAGTAACACCTTCCTTCGCGGCCGCCTTCGCGGCCCGTGCCCACTTGTCACGAGCCGTGTGTTCGGCAGATGCGGCATCGGAAACAACGGAAACAATCTTCGAAAAATCAAACATGGTCATTCCTCTATCGGGTTTATCGGGTTGTCGCGTCACATGACGCAAACGAATATTAGCACAGACAATGGGGGAGTCAAATTTATACGGTGTATAACACCCCACCCCCCGGCGGACCCCCCATATGATGTTGGGACTCCGGCGCCGCGCTATGCGCTGTATTTCTGCCCCACACTCCCCACTTTTATACACTTCAACAGCAAATTAGCCACGACTATTAAGACCACACTCCCCACTTTTATACACTTCAACAGCAAATTAACGACAGTAAATAAAACACCCCCCGGCGTAGGAGTCTCAACTACCTAAACGCGCGACATATCTCCGTTCGCTACGGGAACACCCCCCGGCATAGGATTCCTACCACCCACTTGCGCGCAGAATATTTCGCGGTACCATAGTGGCTCCGGGACTACCCGAGCGCAGCCATGATCGACTGTCCAGTGGACGACTACACCCCCCTGCCGACATCCAGCCCGAGCAGAGAAGGGGTGATGACTTATCCAGCCCTACGAGAGCGCGCAGCCGCCGCATGCGCCGCTGCCAACCTGCTTGACCGTGCCGGATACGTCGACCCACCCGAAGACATCGGGGTCATCCAGGAGTACGCCCATGCGGCCCTGATGCGTGCTTCGAACGGGCAGTCCATACCCGCAGACACAATGCGCGAAGCCACGAGCACCCCCGAGGGTGCCACCTACGTCAACGCGATCCTCGCCGAGTACGACATGGACGCCGTAGGCGAAGCCCACCGCCTGCGCCACTACGTGACGAACCGCCTCGTGGTGGAGTCTGTCGACCCTGATCCGAAGATCCGCCTGCGCGCCCTTGAACTGCTGGGCAAAATCAGCAACGTCGGTTTGTTCACTGAGCGCACGGAAATCACCGTCAATAACCGCAGCACAGTCGAGCTTGAGAACACTCTGAGGGAGAAAGTGCGCCGGCTTCTCAACGGAGGTGACCCAGAAGACGCCGTTATCGTCGAGAAGCCTGTGACTATCCACGAACTACCCTCTGCCAAAGACATGCTCTCGGGTGAGTAATGTTCCAAAATCTCACGGCTAAAGAACTCAACGTCCTTGTAAACAACTTGTCGGCGTTCACGCCCGACGAGAGGGCGCAGATCGCCCTTGTCATCGAAGAACTTGAGCGGCGCAAGCACGCCAAAGCGTGCCAAGACGACCTGATTGAGTTCTGTAAATACATCGACCCGACCTACATCGTCGCACCACACCACAAGCGACTGGCTGAACTGCTGATGCAGATCGCCTACGGGCTCAAAGATCGTATCGCAGTGTCCGTGCCACCCCGGCACGGCAAATCCCACCTAGTCAGTACGCTGTTTCCTGCGTGGTTTTTGGGTAAATTTCCCGACAAAAAGGTCTTGATGGTGTCGCACACGGGCGATTTAGCCGTGGACTTTGGTCGAAAAGTGCGAAATATCATCGCAGACCCACGCTACACCGCCATTTTTCCTGGAATTACGCTCGCGCAAGACTCAAAAAGCGCCGGTAGATGGTCGACGAATAAAAATGGCGAGTATTTCGCATGCGGAGTTGGCGCCGCACTTGCCGGACGAGGCGCAGACCTGCTTTTGGTCGACGATCCGCACTCCGAACAAGACCTTCTGTCTGGAAATTTTGAAGAACTAGAGAAAACCTATCAGTGGTTTGCATTTGGCGCACGAACTCGTCTCATGTCGGGTGGCAGAATAGCGGTAATCCATACCCGCTGGCACCAGTCGGACCTGATTGGACACCTAATTCAAGACGGAGCGAAGAATCCGAAGGCCGATCAGTACGAAGTCTTCGAGTTTCCGGCGATTCTGACCGTCAAAAAGCCTATCTACGACGATGAAAACAACGTCGTCGATGAGGAATACACCGAGAAAGCCCTTTGGCCGGAGAAATTCGACCTCGATGCGCTTGAACGCACCAAAGCATCCATGCCGACGTTCCAGTGGAACGCTCAGTACATGCAAAACCCCACCGGGGAGGAAGGTGCTATCATCCAGCGGACTTGGTGGAAGGAGTGGACGAAGGACAAGCCGCCCCAGTGCGAGTACGTCATCATGACGCTGGACGCCGCGGCCGAGAAAAGCAACCGTGCAGACTTCACAGCCCTGCTGACTCTTGGGGTTTTCACTGACGACGAACTGACGGACGGGGCTCCGCACATCATCCTGCTGAACGCGATCAACGTACGGGTGGAGTTCCCCGAACTCAAAGACTTGGCGATCCGCGAGTGGAATGAGTGGCAGCCCGACGCCTTCATCGTGGAGAAGAAGTCCAGCGGTACGCCGCTGTACCAGGAGCTACGTCGCTTGGGTATCCCGGTGCAGGAGTTCACCCCGCATAGGGGCACCGGAGACAAGATCGCTCGTGTGAACGCCGTCTCGGATATTTTCCGCTCTGGACTTGTCTGGTACCCTGTCGGCCATCGGTGGGCCGAGGAAGTTGTAGAGCAAGCAGTTGCGTTCCCCTACGGGTCGCACGACGATATGGTGGACTGTTTGTCGATGGCCTTGGCACGGTACCGACAGGGCGGATTCATCGGCTTGCCATCGGACTACAAAGACGAGAACATTTACGCGACGCGCCGTAGTGCGTATTACTGAGGATCACATGACTACGCAGAAGTTCATGGGGCGGGGGCAACTCATCGACCGGCTCAGTGCTCAGGTCGGGTCACGCGAGACGGCGTTGGAGATCCTGAAGAAGCGTGGGCACGTCAACGACAAGGGTGAACTCACCGCCGCAGGCCGTGCGCGTGACGCCATGACCGCCGAGGAACGCGCCCTGGACCGTGCCAGTAAAAAGACTGGTGACCCGAAGTCGGCATTCGTTTACGATCCGAAGACCAACCGCGCCACGCGCCGTTAAGGATTTTTATGGCTACCAATATTGATCGCGCCCTTACGCCAATCGACCCTGCCGACATGGGGGACGAACCGGCCGTTGAAATCGAGATTGAGATCGAGGACGAAAGTCTCGAACCAGAAGACGAGGGCGACGAGGATGAGGCGCCCGAGGGTGAGTTCGACGAGAACTTGGCCGAGACACTTGACGAGAGTGAACTCCAGTCGATGGCGTCGGAACTTATCGCGCTTGTCGACGCCGACATTAACAGCCGCAAGGACTGGACCGACATGTACGTCAAGGGCCTCGAAGTCCTTGGCATGAAGTACGAAGAGCGCACCGAGCCGTGGAGTGGGTCGTGCGGGGTGTTCTCTCCCCTGCTGACCGAGGCTGCCATCCGCTTCCAGTCGGAGATGATTACGGAGACTTTCCCCGCGCAGGGGCCGGTCAAGACGCAGATCATCGGCGAGGCTACGCGCGAGAACGAGGACGTGGCTGATCGTGTGCGTGAAGACATGAACTTCCGCCTCACGGAAGAGATGATCGACTACCGCCCAGAGCACGAGCGGATGCTGTTCAGCCTGGGGCTTGCGGGCGCGGCCTTCAAGAAGGTCTACCACGACCCGAATATTGGACGAGCGACCGCGCCGTACATCCCGGCAGAAGAACTCATCATCCCGTACGGCGCGGCCAACGTGTATGTGGCCGAACGTGTTACGCACATCATGCGTAAGACGAAGAACGAGGTGAAGAAGCTGCAAGTCGCGGGTTTCTACCGAGATGTCGACCTGGGCGACCCGGTGCGGTTTTTCTCCGATGTGGAGAAGAAAAAGGCAGAAGAGCAAGGGTATTCCCTCACTGACGACGACCGGCACCAGTTGCTTGAGATCCACGTCGACTGGGATCTTGGCGAAGACGGCGACGGGCTTGCGCTGCCCTACGTCATCACCATCGAGCGCGGCACCAACGAGGTGCTGTCCATCCGCCGCAACTGGGCCGAGGACGACGACAAGCGCCGCAAGCGCCAGCACTTCGTGCAGTACACCTACATCCCGGGGTTCGGCGCCTACGGTCTGGGGTTCATCCACATCATCGGGGGCTACGCACGCGCGGGCACGAGCCTCATTCGCCAGCTTGTCGATGCGGGTACGCTGTCCAACCTGCCCGGGGGCCTGAAGTCGCGCGGCCTGCGTATCAAGGGCGACGACACCCCGATTGCCCCGGGTGAGTTCCGGGACGTGGACGTGCCGTCCGGCGCCGTGCGCGACAACATCATGCCCCTGCCGTACAAGGAGCCCTCACAGGTGCTCTTCATGCTGCTGGAGCGCATCACCGAGGAAGGCCGGCGCCTTGCGGCCATCGGTGACCTGAAGATCGCGGACATGTCGGCACAGGCGCCCGTGGGGACCACGCTGGCGATCCTGGAGCGTACGCTGAAGACCATGTCGGCGGTTCAGGCCCGCGTGCATGCGAGCCTGCGCATGGAGTTCAAGCTGCTGAAGGCCATCATCCGCGATCACGCGCCGGATGAGTACTCGTACACCCCCTTTGGCGGCAACCCCCGCGCCAAGAAGCACGACTACGACATCGTCGAAGTCATCCCCGTCAGCGAT